GATTTCGTGATAATATTATTTTACTGGATGTAATCAAGGACCGGTGGGAGTTTCCCCAATTGAAAAGAATCGCGCTGCAGAAATACAAGTACTGGGAACCCGAGACGGTGATCATCGAGGCGAAGGCCAGCGGGATGCCACTCATCCAGGAGATGCGTCAGATCGGCATACCCGTGATGAGCTATTCGCCCTCCAAGGGCAATGACAAGATTACCAGGGTGAACGCGGTAGCGCCCGTGTTCGAGAGCGGCATGGTGTGGATCCCCGAAGGAAAAAAGTTCTCCGAGGAAATGATTGAAGAATGCGCGGCGTTCCCTTATGGTGAACACGATGATTTGGTAGACAGCATGACACAGGCGATCATGCGCTACCGTCAAGGAAATTTTGTATCGCTGAAGGATGACTATGCTGACCCACCCAAGGAATATGTACACATACCAGAGTATTATTAGATGGTAGCACAAGCCCTACCATTAATTATGTTGGCGGAAGCACTGGGAATGTCCATTCCAATTGTTACTGATTATTACAAAGCAAAGGGAATTGATCTTTCGGGATATGATGCAAATGATATCGTTCCCCTGGAAGTTTTGTTTCCCGAACAAGCAGAACTTAACCGCATTAAGAAATACAAGACATGGGATGAAAGCTTCATCAAGCCTGAACCCGTGATCGCGGACACCGATCTGTCGGGCATCGTTGTCAAAATGTCCGAAGCAGAGGCGAGGGCGAAGGGATATATCATCCCTCCCGATCCGACTGTAACCGATGAGGAAAGAAAAAAAAGTTTAACATTACCAAACATTCCACCGGACATTGACCTTCCAAAGCATACCGGTGATACGGGTGGACAGCAGGTGGAGTTGCCAATTCATACAGGAGGCGAATTACCAGATATGGATTTTCCTATTCACACGGGAGATACAGCACCTCCCTATGTTCCCACATTAGATGATATTATTATGCAATCCGAGATAGATAAGGGGGAGCTCACGCAAGATGAGAAAGCGCCTCCGTTCTATTCCAAGGTCAAAAAGGTAATTAAGGATGCCAAAATGGAGAAGGGCACCACGGACCAGTGGAAGGGATACATCGACAACGCAGGAGTCAACCAGGCGGAATTGGACTGGATCGGCCTGAATGATTACTTGGCGGACAAGAAGTCCGTCACCAAAGAAGAGGTCTTGAACTTCGTGGAGATGAACGATCTCGCATGGCAGGTCAAGGACATTCTTTTGGGAACGGAAAGCGACGCCATAAAATTTACTGGCGATACAATGGAGATGATAGAGGGCCAGGGAACGACATTGACGCACGATCCAAGAGTGCCAAAAATTTTACGGGAAGCCCAAGGCTATGAGGATGCTAAACTTATCCTGGCGAACAATGAAGAATTGTATAACCAATTAGAGGATTACAAAAAAAGAATTATAAATGGGAAACCAGAAGATTTTGAACATTTAGAGGATGAAGATTTTGCAGAAGAATTTCTTAAAGCAGAATTTGGCATAGTGAGGGGCAGCTCGGATCAGGGAAAAACGATGTTCAACAGGGAGTCCCTTATAACCGAAGGAGACTACACTGATTACAAGGAGATGGTTTTTCAGCTCCCAAAAAATGAGTGGCTGATACGGGATTTAGAAAACCAGATAAGGGATCTTCAAAAGGAGAAAAATTTATTAGCTGAGACTCGTCTAATAAGGGGAGAAGCACCTTTGGAGATAAAAGGGTGGGGAGGAATTAAAGACGAAAAAAAATGGCACCAACTCTCCGACCAGCAGGACGAGCTGCAAGACAAAATATCCCAGATACAGGCAAGTAATTTTCAAAGTCATTACAAGTACCCCAATGTCTTTGCCCACGCAAGATTCAACACCAGGGAGATTGATGGCAAGAAAACCCTGTTCATAGAGGAATTGCAGTCCGACTGGATACATCAGGGCAAGAAACATGGATTTATTGAAGGTAAAACGGATTTACAAAAAAGACATCAAGAGCTTATTAAAGAAATGCGGGAAGCCGCAGAACAAATGCTTGATTCTAAATATGACAAATTAAATGAAGAATTTAGAGAAGTATCACGTCAATTGGATATTGAAAATCCAACTACCCTAAAAAAAGCTCCTGACATTCCGTTCAAGAAGAACTGGCAGGATCTCGTTCTGAAAAGATTAATCAGGTACGCCGCTGAAAACGACTTTGATGCCATCGCACTGGCAGGGGGCAACATCCAGGCTGACAGGTATGATTTAAGCAAGCAAGTAAATGAAGTAATTGCACAAAAATATGATGAGGGGATTCATTTAAAAGTATATGATAAAAATGATAGTAAAGTTATAGATATAGAAAAATTATCAATACAAGAAGTGGAACGATATATTGGTAAAGAATTAGCTGAAAAAATAAAATTAGATATAGAGAAAAATCCTACATCACAATCAAGATATTCAGGTCTTGACCTTAAAGTAGGCGGTGAAGGACTTAAAGCGATGTACGATGAAATATTCTCCAAGTCCCTAAAAAAGATTGGGAAGAAATTTGATGCGAAGTTGATTGAAAAAGTAATGAAATCTAAAATTTCATCAGATGAACCTGATTGGGATGTGAATGGTGACGTGCGATTCGATGATGAGGGATGGTATAAACAAAAAGAAAATGAATTTTGGTTTATGGATATTACCTCTTCGATGAAAAAACAGGCACTAGAGACAGGATTTGCCATCACGGGATTGCGTGAAGGCGGCATTGTAGAAATACCGCACTTCCATTATGGTGGATTTATTGATATTAATAGGCTATAAAAAAGTATGGCGAAAGATAATATAGACAAGGCCGTCAACGCGATCGTCGGCGAGACGATTGAAGAGGCCATTGATACGAATGAGCCTGTTGATGTAGAAATTGTTTCCGAAGAAATAACCGTGTCCGACGAACCGTCAGACGCGACGGATGATTTCTATGCCAACCTGGCGGAGGAGATGGATGATAGTGACTTAGGATCTATTGCCTCTCAGTTAATGGAGGATTATGAAAATGACAAGTCCTCTAGGGAAGAGTGGGCGCGAACCTATACCCAGGGATTGGATCTTCTTGGATTTAAATACGAAGACAGGACACGGCCATTTCGTGGCGCAAGCGGTGTTACACATCCCTTGCTAGGAGAAGCGGTTACACAATTCAGTTCCACGGCTTTCAAGGAACTCATGCCGTCAAGCGGCCCCGTTCGTACGCGTGTCGTGGGCGACGAGACACCTGAGCTTTATCAGCAGGCGCAGCGAGTGAAGGAATTCATGAATTATCAAATTACAACCGTGATGGAGGAGTACACTCCTGAACTGGATCAGATGCTTTTTTATTTGCCGCTTTCAGGATCGACATTTAAAAAAGTCTACTATGACGCGCAGCTATCTCGCGCGGTATCCAAGTTTGTTCATGCCGAGGATCTTGTGGTGCCCTACACCGCAACGGATCTGGACTCATGCGAACGCATCACCCACGTGGTGAAACAATCAGAGAATGACATTCGCAAGAAACAGGTCAATGGTTTTTATTTAGACATAGAACTTAATCCCACATCTCAGTCTCCCACCTATAATGCCTCCGATATTAAATCAAAAATTAACCGCATAGAGGGAATTCAGCAGACAGGGGAGTCAATGATGATTACCCTCTTGGAATTTCATGTGGCTTTGGATCTCGTGGGATATGAGGACAAACAGGACGGAAAAGAGACAGGAATTAAACTTCCCTATATCGTAACACTCGATGAGCAGTCTGCTCAAGTATTAGGAATAAGGAGAAATTATGACGAAGGGGATGAAAAATATCGTAAGAAACAATATTTTGTTCATTTCAAGTTTCTTCCAGGTCTTGGATTTTATGGCTTTGGATTAATTCATTTAATCGGAGGTTTGTCACGTACGGCCACTTTGGCGTTGCGTCAATTAATTGATGCGGGGACATTATCCAATCTTCCCGCTGGTTTCAAGACACGGGGATTGCGTATTGCAGATACAGATGAACCACTTCAGCCAGGAGAATTTAGGGACGTGGATGCACCGAGTGGAGAAATCAGACAAGGATTATTGCCTTTACCTTACAAGGAACCATCACAAACATTATTTGCTCTTCTAGG